AGTTACAACTACGAGAGTTGCAAATACAGAAGAATATGATGGTACGAATTGGACAGCAGGAACAAATTATCCAGCCACACTAGGAGGGTTAAGAGGTTTTGGTGCAACAAACACAGCGGCTGTTTTTGCAGGTGGATCATCTTCTCCCCCAACCATAGTCACAACATGTAACTCATACGATGGCACTAGTTTTTCAAGCATACCTGCTTTAGGTAATTCTGCATCAGCAGGTGGAACGGGAGGATCTAGTACAGCAGGAATTTATATGTCTGGTATTAGAACAGCTCCAGGAACAGTTGGCGGAGATACAGAAGAATTTACATCATCAACAAACGTCTTTACACCATCTGCATTTGCAGCTGGTGGAAATATGCCTTCAGGAAAAAGAGTTGGGGGATCTTCAACTGGTGGATCAATCGTTGCTTTGACTTTTGGTGGTGATGATTTACCCATGGCAGCAGGTCAACCTCAAATTAAATCTACAGAAGAATATGATGGTGCTTCGTGGACTGCAGGAGGAAACCTTGGAAATAATGTTTCTCGTTGTGCAGGCTCTGGAACACAAACAGCTGGTTTAGGAGCTGGAGGATATTCAACAGGTACTCCTTGGCAAACACCAAACGCAGCATATATTGCAAATGCTTTTGAATATGATGGTTCATCATGGACTAACGTTACAGCTTTGCCTATTACGATGGATGGCCATACTGCTTTTGGTATACAAACTGCAGCAGTATATGGTGCCGGATCTCAAGGTCCAAATCCTTCTCCTGGTCCTGCAGCTACTTATAGATCTAAAAATACTTTTCACTATGATGGAACTAATTGGACATCAGGTGGAGCTTTGAACGAGTTTCACAGTGATACAGATGCTTCGGCTGGAACACAAACAGCAGGAATAGTTTTTGGAGGATATATTGGAAGCCCTTTACCATCAAGCACCTCTACTTTAGAAGAGTACGATGGATCTTCATGGACTACAGCTTTATCAGGATTACAAGTAAATTCAATTGGTGGGGGTTTTGGAACACAATCTTTATTTTTAGCTGCTGGAGGACAAAACGCTCCGATACCTAGTTCTCCAGGAACAACTGGATATTCTTTAAATTCGTTTTTATATAATGGAACATCAATGGCTACCGATGCAAGTATAGCAACAAGGCGTGTTATTGTAGGATGTGATGGAGTTGTAGGAACTGCAGCAGGTATGATATGTGGAGGATCCACAAGTTATTCATCACGTACAACAGCTACAGAAGAGTATACTCAAGGATCTACAGCATTAAATATAAAAACAGTTGATACAACGAATATATAATATATAATAATTTAAAAGGAGGAAGAAACTATGTCTACACACTTTTTATATGGAGTAGCTGAAAACACTGGAAAAGGATTTTTTACTGCACAAGACAGGCAAAAATTTTTTCTTAGAGGTTATCCTGCAAACATCTGGGTTATTGGAAACAATGTAGATGGCGCTATGTGGTTAGCTGAAAAGAACGGTGTTGAAAAAACAAAGGAAGAAGCACAAGCTTTGGTTGACGCTGAAATACAAGCGGCACAAACTGCTTGGGATGCTTTATCCGATGAAGAAAAAGCTAGACCAGGAAATACTAGACCAGGTGACATAACTCTTCCGTAAGGATTTTTAATGTCAGACTACCAGGATATAACAGGCACAAGGATAAAATATTTATCCTCTGATCCGACGTTACAATCGTCATTAGAGGGACAGGTTTGGTATAACTCGACCACAGGGGCTAATAAAGCTTTAATTAAATTTGGTAGTTTTAGAGCGGGCGGTACTGCAAATACTGCTAGAGGACAAAATTTTGGATCAGGCACAAGCACAGCAGCTATTCAAGCTGGAGGTTTATCTCCAGGAACTACACACAACAGTTCCGAAGAATACAATGGTTTTACTTGGACTGAAGGAAATAATTTAAATACTGCAAGACGTGTTGCAGCAGCTAACGGACCTCAAACAGCAGCTTTTGCAGCTGGAGGTTTTACACCACCTAACACAAACGCTGCAGAATCTTATAATGGAACTTCTTGGTCTAACATGCCAAATATCGGCACAGCAAGAAGAGTTGCTGCAGGAGCAGGAACATCAACAGCTGCTGCTATATTTGGTGGATTTGTTACAGCAGCAGTAGCAAACACTGAAGAGTATAGTGGATCTTCTTGGACATCTAGTGGTAGCATGAATTCAGCTAGGTTTGGTTTAGCAGGATCAGGAACACAGACAGCAGCTTTTGCTTTTGGAGGAACAAATCCTTCAACAATGATTCTTGTTACAGAAAATTATGACGGCACTTCTTGGACTACATCTGATAGTTTAGGTGCAGGTAGATATTCAACGGCAGGTTCAACTGCTGGAACACAAACAGCATCTTTAATGTTTGGAGGATTAACAAAACCTGGAGGCGCACTACAAACATTAGCACAAAATTATGATGGTAGCGCTTGGACAGCCGCAGGTAATCTATCTGAAGGTAGAGGTTATCTTGGTGGTGCTGGAACTTCATCAGACGCACTAGCTTGTTGGGGTGGTAATAGTCCGTTTCTTTCTGCAACAGAGGAGTATAATTTTAGCACAAGTGTTTTAACAAGTGCTTCGTGGGCAACTGGTGGAGCTATACCCGATAGTAAAAGAGACGGTGGTATAGGATCAGTTGGAACACAAACAGCTGGACTTGCTTTTGGTGGTGAACCAGTTAATACTGAAACTTACGAATATGATGGCTCTTCTTGGACGGACACTGCGAGTATGGGAACTGGTAGAAGATCAGGCGCATCTTTTGGACCACAAACAGCTGCAGGAACTGCTGGTGGAAATACTTCTGCTGGTGATTCACCGTCAACTGTTTATGAAATATACGATGGAAGTTCTTGGTCAGAAGGACCAGATTTAGGAACTGGTAGAAATAATGCGGCAGGGGCAGGAACTACAACAGCTAGTTTAGCTTTTGGTGGAGCAGGGCCTGGTTCCTCTGTTAAAAATGAAACTGAAGAATATAATGGATCCTCGTGGTCTGAACAACAAAATTTAAATGCTGGAAGAACTTTAATGGCTGGTTGTGGAACTCAAACAGCGGCGGTTGGTTTTGGTGGTAGTACGACATCTCCAGGACCTTATACAATTGTAGGTAACACTGAACATTATGATGGAACTTCTTGGACAACTAGTAATGCTATGAGTGAGGGTAGAGGAACTCTTGGAGCTGCGGGAATTCAAACAGCTGCGTTAGCTATAGGAGGAAACCCAGATTTTAATAACCCACCAGCTAATACAAATTTATGTGAATTATACAATGGAACGTCTTGGAGTTCAACAGCACCTTTGCTTGCTACAAAAGCAGGATTTAGAGGCACAGGTGGTACAACTGCTTCTGCATACGCTGCAGGTGGTTTTGATAGTGCTGGTAATAATACAGGTGCAACAGAAGAATTTACAGGAGCAACAGATACTGAAACTGCTGTAACATTGACAACTAGCTAATAATAGTTATATTAGAAAGTATCGAAAGGATTATTATGACAGAAAAAAGAAACATACATGCACTAATTGAAAAAGAAGCGCCAAGCTTAAATAACTTATTAGATCCAGAAGATGTAAAAGAGTTTAAGGCTATGACAGCCGAGCTTCGTGACACATGGACCAAGAAACAAGTATTTAGAACAGAGACAGAAATGAGAATGTCTGTGTTGCAAGATGCAAAGTATCCAACAAAGGCTGCAAAGTATTGGCAGTGTGTTAGAGAACAAAACGTATTTTTAGAAAATTTAATGAGCTTATCTTTTGATTGTAGAAGACAAGAAGCAAAAGTTAAATGGCTAGAAAAAAAGATTGATACAGAAAAAGACGAATACAAATTAGAAAAGTATACAATTGATTTAGATGAAGCTAGATATGGTTTAGCTAACATGCAATTAGTTGCTAAAGATAGAATGAGAGAAATTAAACTTTGGTCTACATTAAAAAAAGAATTTGATGATGGATCATTTGATACTCAAGATGTTAACAGGCACCAATTAGATTCGTATCATTTAATTATGAAAAACAAAGCGGAGACCTTGACTCAAGGATCAAGTCAACCTGAAGTCTTTAATGTATTAGGACAACTACAAACAATAGAAAGAGTTAAAAAATCAGGAGAAATGATTTACAACAAGAAAGAACAATTGACCAGTGACCTCGGAGCAAAAGACAAATAAAAAACTTTTCTTCTTAGTTGCAATGCCAAGGTCAGGTAATACCTTGTTTGCCTCAGTAATGAATCAAAACCCAGAAATAGCAGCCACTGCTAATTCCATTACACTAGAAATTATGAAAGATTTACATTTGTTAAAAAATACAGATGTATTTTTAAATTACCCAGACTACAAATCTTTAGATAATGTATTAGATCTAGTGTATGACAATTACTACAAAGACTGGCCACAAAGAGTAATTATAGATAGAGGTCCTGTAATGACTGGTCCTAATTTACATTTAATACAAAAACATTTTAAAAGACCTTTTAAGTGTATTGTATTACTTAGAGATTTAATAGATGTATTGGCAAGCTATATGCAGTGGTATACAGAAAATCCTGATGCGTTTCCAAATAGATTTGATCACAAAAATGATGAAGAAAAATTGTTAGCATTGATGAATAAAAGTGGAGCTGTTGCAAAAGAATTAGAAGCAATTAAAAACTCACATAATTATCCTAATATGTGTCATTACGTAAAATATGATGACATTGTGAAAGACCCAGAGAAAGAGTTTAAAAAAATATATAATTTTTTAGAAGAACCATATTACCCACATTATTTTGAAAACTTGAAACAAATAAATATTAATGGTATAGGCTATGACGATAAAATAGTAGGAAAGAATATGCATAAGTTATTTGATGGTAGGATTAGAAAAGTATACAATCCTTACATAGAAAAAATTCCAGAAAGAATAAAACAAAAATATGGACACATTAAATTTTAATTTTATTTTTTTAGGTCAATCTGTTTTGAAGTATCAAGTGCCTTTAGATATTTATAATACCATTAACCATATTTATGAAACAAAGTTTTCACAACTACCACCTGCAAATAAACAATTAGTTGGTAAAATACAAAATGAACATAGTTTATTTTTTAACGGCGAAAAAAATAAAAAGATGCACACACACAATTTATTAACACATGATGTTTTAAATTGGTTTCAATCCATGTTTGTTCATTATTTAAATTGGAATAAAGTAAAAGATTACAGATTACATCTTAATTCTATTTGGATAAATCAAATGAAACAACACGAGTATAACCCAGTACATGTTCATCAGGGATCATTATATACAGGTCTATCTAGTGTCATGATTTTAAAATTACCAGAGTCTTTTGGAGAAGAATATTCTGCAAGTGATACACCTATGAATGGAAGATTACAAATACTAGGATCATCAAACGGTCAGTTTGCACATATAGACTATTCTCCTGAAGTTAAAGAAAGAGATTTTTACATTTTTCCGTACGACATGAGACATTGTGTTTATCCTTTTAATGTACCAGGATATAGAAGAACATTAGCAGCAAACATGGATGTAGAATATGATCCGATAAAAAATAGAGGAGTAACGTAATGTATGAAAACCAAATAATAACAGAGCCTAAATGGAAGAGCTGGATTATACAAACAACAACACCATTGTTTACACCAGAACAATGTAGACAAATTATAGAGTGTGGTAGACGTCAACCACCACAACAAGCAAAAGTGGGTATGGGTAAACCAGGCGGTGGAACAGATACAAAAAAAAGAATTACAACAGTTAGTTGGATTCCGTTTCAAGAAATGCAACCAATGTATAGAGACTTAGATAAATTTATACAAAAAGCAAATGAAAATCATTTTGGTTTTGGTGATATTAGAGTCACGGAAAACGCACAGTTTACAGAATATCCAGAAGGTGGGTTTTATGACTGGCACATGGATTGCGATGTAAACATGCAACATGAACCACCTGTAAGAAAAATATCTATGACATTATTATTAAATGATCCATCAGAATTTGAAGGTGGACACTTAGAACTTATGGCGCCAGGAAAGTTTGCAGAATTAAAACAAGGACATGCAATTGTATTTGCATCATTTTTAAATCATAGAGTTAACCCTGTAACACGTGGTGTTAGACAATCTTTGGTTGTTTGGTTTGGAGGCAAACCTTTTAAATGATTAAAGAAGCTTTTTTTCCAACATTTATATATGGTAAAGATTTACAATTAGACACAAAGTATTTTGAAAAAGAAATAGTTGAGTGGTCAAAACAAAATCCAGGTGTAAGAAAAACAAACGTAAATGGCTGGCACAGTGAAACCCATATGCATCAAATGCCACAATTTAAAACATTAATTGATGAGTTGTTTGTAATGCAAAAAGAAATATTTAAAGAAGAGTGGTTAGATAGAGAACCAAAACTAGGTAATATGTGGGCTAATATAAATTACAAAGGTGGTTATAATAAACCACATGTTCATCCTAATGCTACGTTTAGTGGTGTATATTATATAAAAGCAAAACCCAAGTCAGGTAATTTAGTATGTAATGATCCTAGACCTGGTATACAAACACACATGCCAATCAGAGTAAAAGGACAGCCACCAAAACATTTATGGAGAGAGGTTCATTTAGAACCAAAAGAAAACAGAGTCATTATGTTTCCTGCATGGTTATGGCATTGTGTTGAACCAAACGAGTCAGATGATATAAGAATATCAGTTAGTTTTAATTTTATACAAGATGGCTTTCAATAAATTTCAAGTAATAAAAGGTGCGGTATCATACGAGTTAGCAAACTTTGTGTTTAACTATTTTTTACTTAAACGTGAGGCAGTTAAATTTATGTATGATAATAATATAACTTATGACAACGGTATGTTAGGAACTTGGAAAGATTCTCAAATACCTAATACATACTCGCATTATTCTGACCATGTTATGGAAACTTTACTAGTTAAAATGCTGCCTGTAATGGCTAAAGAAACAGGTCTTGATTTAGTGCCTACATATTCCTATGCAAGGTTATATAAAAATGGCGATGAATTAAAAAGACATAAAGATAGGCCTAGTTGTGAGATATCTACCACTTTAAATCTAGGTGGGGATCCTTGGCCTATATTTATCGACGGTACGGGGGCTGACAGCGTCATAGATGAACAAAATAACATACATAGACCTGATGCACCCAAAGGAACTAAAGTCTTGCTTGAAGTGGGTGATATGCTAGTATATAGTGGCTGTGAACTTGAACATTGGCGAGAGCCTTTTCAAGGGCAAGTATGTGGACAAGTGTTCTTACACTATAACCACAGAAACGGACCTTTTGCCGAAAAAAATAAGTTCGATAAAAGACCGTTGTTGGGTATTCCACCAATAAGGAATATGTAATATAATGAGGTTATATGCTACAAAAAGTACAATTTCTACCTGGGATAAACAAACAAATCACAGAGACCACGGCCGAAAGCCAATGGGTAGATTGTGATAATGTTAGATTTAGATATGGCACACCTGAAAAAATAGGTGGTTGGAAACAGCTTGGAGATGATAAGTTAACAGGAGCTGGTAGAGGTCTTCATCATTTTGTAAATAGCAAAGCTAGAAAGTATGCAATCATTGGAACAAACAGGATTCTATATGCATACTCGGGTGGTGTATTTTATGACATACACCCTATTAAATCTACAAATACGCTTACCAGTGCATTTACTACAACTAACGGATCATCTACTGTAACAATAACATTTAGTGGAGATCACGGTATTGGAGAGCAAGACATAGTTTTATTAGATAACTTTTCATCAATAACTAATTCAAATTTTGCAGCTGCAGATTTTAATGATAAAAAATTTATGGTGACAACTGTGCCTACAAGCACGACCATTACAATTACAATGCCATCAAATGAATCGGGATCTGGTGCAACAACATCGGGAGGTATTAGAGTACAACATTATTATCCTGTGGGACCAGCGGTGCAGGCAAAAGGTTTTGGTTGGTCTCTTGGATCTTGGGGTGGTGAGGTAGCAGGTGAACCTACAACAACTTTAACAAATGGTATTAATAGTGCTGTAACAACTGGTATTATCTTGGGAGATGTATCACAGTTTCCAGACACAGGGACAAACTTTATTAAAATAGATAACGAAGAAATTTCATACACAGGTATATCGGGTAATGAACTTACTGGTGTAACAAGAGGTGTGAGAGGTACAACTGCTGCGGCTCACAGTGGTGGTGCAACAGTCACAAGTACAACAAATTTTGTGGCATGGGGAGAAGCAGCATCAGGTGACTTGGTATTAGAACCAGGTATGTGGTCATTAGATAATTTTGGTGACAAAGCTATTTGTTTAATACACGATAGCGCTGTATTTGAATGGAACTCTGCAGCAACAAATGCAGAAACAATTAGAGCAAGTATTATATCTGGTGCACCAACTGCATCAAGACATATGATAGTATCTACACCGGATAGACACTTAGTATTTTTTGGAACAGAAACAACTATTGGAGATACATCTACACAAGACGATATGTTTATTAGATTCTCAGATCAAGAAGATATAAACACTTACACACCCACAGCAACCAACACAGCTGGTAATCAAAGACTAGCTGATGGATCACAGATTAGAGGAGCAATCAGAGGTAGAGATGCTATTTATGTTTGGACTGACACAGCTTTATTTACACAACGTTTTGTTGGTGCTCCATTTACTTTTGCGTTTGCACAAGTTGGAACTAACTGTGGACTTGTCGGACAGAATGCATGTGTTGAAGTTGATGGTGCTGCGTACTGGATGTCAGAGAATGGTTTTTTTAGATATGCTGGTAAATTAGAATCATTACCTTGTCTTGTAGAAG